ATAAGGGGGAGAGCAAATGCCTATCTATCCAATGGAAGAAGTTTTAGAGTATGCGGAACTTTCAGCGTATGACCTTTACGAGGAACTATACGAACAGAAGCAACAAGAGCAAGAAGGTTTGATTTATTTATTCAAAGAGTGGTTGGACTTGGTAAGCCCTGCCGACTTTGGAACTGATGAAGGATTAGGGGGAGTTTTAGTATGAGCGATAATCAAGCAGGACTAACAGACCAAGAGTTCGCCTGTCTTTTGATGAGGTCTTGCGGGGTATCTAATCTAGTTGGGGCTTTAGGTTATGCCCACGCTAACGAGTGCGGTTTCTGTGATGGGTCTAAACAAGTAGACCCTAGAAGTTATAGGGGGTAAAAAGATGATGTTTGATCTTGGCTTTGGGCTACCGACTTACTTAGCTCATATAACTATTGGGGTTGGTCGCTATACCCTTTGGCTCAACATTGTGGCTACTAACTGGAAAACCTTTCACTTTGGAAAAAGGTGGGGCGACTGGGTTGGTTGTTTTTCTGTCTTTACTTTTGCTTACACTATAAAAGAGAGGGGGTAAAAATGTTATTAGATACAGGAACTTTGATCGGAATCGTAATTGCGCTCGCTGGCTCTTGCTTTGTTATGATTGTTGGAATCAGAGCGCAGGGTCAGTTGCACCGAGTTATCAATCAAAAGAATGAAAAAATCAGATACCTACAAGCCGAACTACTAAGAGAAAAGAGAGTAACGAAATAGTGAAGATTGACAAGATTACAAATGAGGCAGTTCGTCTATACGAAGGTGGACTATCTCTAGAGGCAGTAGCCAAAGAACTAGGCGTTGCCTACCGAACCGCTAGAAAGGCTGTCTATGGGGCTGGTGTGGTCGTTAGAGACCCACACTCACGCCTTGTAGGTAGAACTAGACCTGATAAGAGAGTGAGCGCATGAATACGAACAACATAGTTTGGACTGCCGTTGTTACTTTAGCCCTTGGGCTAGGTTGCTTAGTGGCAGGTTATCAAGGTAATGACTCAATGGCGCTCGCCCTTGGTCTGACCTCAATAGCCTCAGCGACTCTATCTGCTAGAGAGAAGCGATAAAGCTTTAGATCTATAAAAGTGCGGGAAGGTGGTAAAAACCTATCTTCCTGCATTTTTTATGGAGCATTTAGGTTTTATCATAGATTTAAGGCTATCAGCAGGGGATTCACGCTTAGAGTGTGAAATAAATCCCAGTTTGATAGGCTAAATAAGTGTCGGATTAACCTGACATTGCGGTATAGTTAACTCAAGAAGAACAAGTGACATAAGGAGATCTACGGATTAGACACTTGAAGTAAGGCTGTCCCCAAGAGCGGGGTGGCAAGGCTAGTAAGACAAATAGCCTGTCCCTGTCCCCTAACAAAGGAAAACCAAATGAAGCAATCTCTTAAGCAACGCCATTTGCAGGAGTTGATAGCACTAATGTCTTTGACAGTAGTTCTAGCCTCTACCGCAGTAGCAGTAGCGCAGAGTCCAGAGCAAATGGAACCTGTTCAACAAGTTGTAGTTCAAGAACCAGTAGTAAAAGAAGTAAAGCCAAAGCTTTCAGATTTTGAGAACAAGACCGCTCTCACCGATACAGAGTTGAGAGACCTTCTCATTGCCGTAGGCTTTGAAGGCAAAGCCCTTCGCATTGCGTGGGCTATTGCAAAGAAGGAGTCCAATGGTCGCCCGCTTGCTTTCAATGGCAACGCGAAGACAGGCGATAGTTCCTATGGTGTCTATCAGATCAACATGATTGGTGACTTAGGCCCGGAGCGCAGAATTAAGTTCTCGCTTGACTCAAACTCAGACCTTTTCAATCCAGTAATCAACGCTCAAATTGCTCACCATATGAGCAAGGGTGGAGAAGATTTCTCCGCATGGAAGATATCCAAGAGCGACTATAATAATGCTACGGCGGAACCTAAGTTTCAAATGTGGCTTAAGAAGTTCCCCGAAGGAAAGTAGGAACCATGAGCGAAGAACTCAGACCCCTAGTAGGTTCAATGGTTGCGCCTATGGCGACACCTGCCGAAGAACCTAAGGCAACACCTGCGCTCGCAGAAGAGCCTAAAGTTGTAGAGGTCAAAGAAGTAAAGAAGGAAAGCAAGTCAACACCAAAGGTAAAGAGAGAAGCAAACGTTATTGTTTCACTTTCTGCACTCAAGGTGAATGCTCTTGCTGGTAACTCTTCTTCTGTTCAAACTGTCCAGTTGCGTCTAAAAGAACTTGGTTTTGACGCAGTTGTTCTAGACAAGTTTGGCAGACTAGGAGCAGGAAGCGTTGACGCAGTTAACGCATACCGAAAGTCAGTGGGCTTGGTAGAGAATGGTTTGTTCGATGAAGAAGTTCTTGCCTATCTCTTTGACGGTGTAGATGTGGGAGTTGGAGCGTAGTAGCTACCTCTCCAATTCTGATCAGCGCCCAGTCGCTCAAGTAAAATTGAGAGGCTGGGCGTTGGTATTTCCAGTGCTCAAGTGCGGGACATGGAAAGGACAGCACTATGGCAGTAATCAAGAAAGAAAAAAGTAATAAGCAGTTCGAGAAAACTAAGATGATTATCTCAAGAGTCATTGCGGTTTTCGCTGCGTCAGGATTATCAGTAATTGGTGCTGGCTCTATTGTCGGTATTGAATTAACTCAAGCAGTAACCCTTGCGGGTGCTCTTGGTGTTGCTACTGTTTTGGAAGCGTTGGCTCGTGCCTACCTTGCAGATGGAAAACTAACTACTGCCGAAATCGATCAAGCTTTTGCTTTGGTTGATAAGGGAAGAAGTTCTTCTTAATTCTGAAAGCAAAGAACCCCCCAACCTTTGCGGTTGAGGGGTTTTTTGTTTAGGGAGTTGCTATGCGTTCTTAAGTTCTGTTAGCCACATTTCAAGAAGTTCAGCCCTTGCGGTGTTGCCTTCCGATAGTGCCTCTAGGTATTGCTTTGTAATCTGTTCAATTGTTTTGTTGTTGATCAGTTCTGAAGTTGAAGCCATTTCCCTATTTCCTTTCTTGTTCGATTGGGTCTTGAGCCAATGCGATTGCAGTTCCTAGAAGTCCTGCAAGTATTGCTACTGTTGCTATTAACATTTGCTTTCCCTACTTTCTTGCGGTTCTCCCTGAACCACTAGGAAAACTATAAACCCTTTTCCTGACATTTGAAAGAGACACGCCCAACAAAAAACCCCCCGATTTCTCGAGGGGTTCTTCGGGGAGTTGGCTACTTCACTACGGTAGCCCTGCCGTCCTCAAGTTGTGCGAGGAAGTCTTTAACGATTGCAAGTGCGTCCTTGCGTCCTTGTAGTCCTCTAAACTTTGGAAGGTGTAGAGGGTCACCAATAAGACGAGCAAAAATGCGGAGAGCAGGTTCTCTAGTGAGTTTCATTTTGCTTGTGCTGTATGTCTTGATTTCAATCTCTAGTGCTGTCTCGATTAGAGATAGTTGAACTGGGTTAATCGCTAGTGTTGCGGTCATTGCTAGTGTTGTCATTTTGTTTCTCCCTTTTGTTTTGCGGTTCTCCCTGAACCGTTAAGATAAAGATACACGACCTTCCTGACATTTGTCAAGATCAAAATCAAAAAGCTTTACGGCGTGTTGGGAAAAGAAAAAACCCCCCGAATGATCGAGGGGCTTTCCTTTAGTTCTTTAGGCTGATGTAGTTGAGAAGGTGCGGGTGTTTAGTTCTACCTCTTCTTCTTTTGCTACGGGGTGGTTTAGAACTATGTCTAGGATTTCCTGCGCTGATAGTTCACGATGCGGTAGTCCTCTAGTCTCTTCTTGGATTACTACCTTCTCAACTGGTGCGGTGCAACCTAGTAGAAGTTCACGAACCTGAGCCTTTGTGTCAATGATGTAGTAGTAAGTAGTTCCCTTGATTGTGACTGCTGTTCCATATGCTGACATTTTGTTTCTCCCTTTTCAGTTATCGAGGCTCCCTGCCCCAATGAGATAAAGGTATCCTATCTCCCTGCACTTTGCAACTATAATAAGCCTATGACCAGTCATACTTTCTAGCCTAGATATCTGACCACTATCAAGATAAGAGGATAAGTTACTCGCTAGTAACCAACAAGACTAGGTGACTAAGTTACTTGCTAGTAACTAAGACAAGAGCAAGAGAGATCAAAGACAAGACCTAAGACTTAGATAAGAAGATAGAAAAAGAAAAAAGCTTTCTAGAACTTATAAAGAAAATAAATAATGTCACTAATGACTGTTTTTTCTCTGACAAAAAGAAAAAAGATATAAAAAAGATTATAAGCAATTTTATATGGAAGAAAATCTGCAAAAGTTAGAAAAAAACCGGGGGGTAAAAAAGTTCAGAAAAAAGCCCGGAACGATTTTGAAAAAGCCAAAAAACATACGGAGCCGTCTCGCAGGTCAAAAGCAATTTATGTAAAGGTTCATATATTCTTCCCCTTCGTACAATACGATTTCCCCTTCTAGATTTCTGAACGACCCTTGTAAAACCCTGTAGAATAAGGCTATGATCAACCAGCCAAAACTTCCTATAGATGAAGTTACTTATATCTCCTCCCTCACTCGGGCTGAGATGGAAGCACGCCTGAGAGCGTTGTGGAAAGCTGGGTGGTCCCTTGCCATTATTGGAGATTCCCTAAACCCAAAGCGTCCTAAGACGACGATTCACTTCTGGGTTCGTAGAGCAGAAGATACAAAGCAGTTTAGAGCTGTCCCTCTGCCTCCCCCAAAATCACTCACAACTTCAGTCCCTACCAAGAATGCTCCTCGCCTCAGATCCGTATCCCCCGGCGTCCCAGCTGATTTGAGAATTAGACTTCAGGAGCTTTCAGCGTTATCAAAACGTTATCGTGCCAAGACTTCTCCTACTAGCCCACTTGCAGTTGCCAACAGAGAGTTGACTGAGCTCGCTCAGCAGCTTCGTGGTCGTGGGGTTCCTACCGCAGCTATCGCAGAGGCCGCTGGTGTCACCTATCGAGCTATGGCACGGCGTTTGAGCAATGGGTAGAACATATACAACAGCATCTGGAAGCTACAGCGAAGAAGATCTTGCCGTAGTTATCTGGAGCAACCCTAAAATTTCTAAGCGCCCTCACTCTCGGCGTCTTGAGACTATGACTAGTCCTAGATCTGCCTACCCAATGGCTTTTCCTATCTCCCATCTCATCTCCCATCATGCTTGGAAGAAGTTCAAGGTTGTGAAGAGTCCAGAAGATATAGATTCACTAATAGGCGCAACTTCAAGACAGACCCCTATACTAGTTCCATTGCCTCTAGCTAAGTCTTACCTCGGCTGGGACGAGTTCTACATACCTACCGAATACACAAACATAGGAGACTAGCCATGCGATCTCTCGCAGATGTCTTTCCAGCGGTCGCTTGGATTGCCCCACCTAACTCTGTAGCCGTTGCTGACCTTGCTACAAGTGGTCCCAGCCCAGAAGGAACTCGCAAAATAGATCGAGTTCGAGTTGTACTCCTAGGAAACAACATACTTATTGCTCAAGACTCCCCAGAAGGGCCTAAATTGGTCTTTAGAGAGGGTTTTACCTCTCGGCTGGTGAATGGGAAGACTACGACAATTAAAACCGACACAGGCAAGACCATCGCCTTTACCAAGGATGAGAATTGCGGCTGTGGGTCACGCCTACGCACTTGGAACCCTTATGGACAAAATAGCTCAGTCTTCTCAACAGCGGATCCAACCGAATGAGTAAGTTCTCTACCCTTCAATTTATCATCTTAGGTCTTGCTACCTATCGCACAACTAGGTTCTTTACTAGAGACACTCTTTTCAATCCGATCCGTAATTGGATCTGGAAGAAACGCCCCCCAGAGAAGTCTTTTATCGGATATCTACTGACCTGCGAATGGTGCACCTCAGTTTGGGTAGGATCAGGTTATGTATTATCCGCTATCATTATTCCTGAAGTAACCTACATAGTTGCAACCGTTTCAGCGTTGTCTGCTATTGCAGGATTGTTGACCGCATATGAGGATAAGTGACAGCCCTCATGTTCCGCAGCAGAATTGACGAGGAGTAAGAATGGGAATTTTTACCAACGACGAATCAGTCGAGCCAACTCCTGCGCCTAAAAAAGCTGCTCGTAAGAAAACAAACTCAGCATTCTCTAGATCAACTCAAGTTGTTGTGACGCCTCCAACTCCTTCAAGTATTTCTTCAATCTTTACATCGAATCAAGCTCAAGCTGTTAGCTACTCTACTCCTCGTTCTCTTACTGCAGCGGCCGCTCAGTTAAAGATTAATGACAAAGGCGAATACGAGCAGTTTAGAACTCGTCGCTCAGCAGGGTCTAGCGCATGGCAAGCAGAAGCTTGGGAATACTACGACGCAATCGGTGAAGTTAAATATGCATTCAACTTAGTTGCATCAGTAATTTCACGAATTAGAATTTATGCAGCAGTTATTGACGATCCAGCAGAGGCACCAGTATCTGTTCGTAACTCAGACAGAGTTGATGATCGTTTAGCTCAAGCAGCAGAGCGTGCACTTGATCGTTTAAATTCCGCATACGGAGGACAGGCAGGTTTACTTAAAGATGCAGCACTTAACTTATCGGTTACTGGGGAATGCTACCTCGTTCAAATGCCAGCTAGAGCTGGAGCTGGTCTACCCGAGTCTTGGGATATTCGTTCTGTTGATGAAGTAACAACAGATCCAAAGGGTGGATTTAATGTTATTGGTCGTCGTGAGCAAGCTGGTTCTGGACAAAACAATAACAACGGTCTAGCTACAAAACTTTCAAAGAATGCATTTGTAGGACGCATCTGGCGTTCACACCCTCGCTTCTCAGATGAAGCAGACTCTTCACTTCGTGGTTTGTTAGATCTTTGTGCTGAACTTCTTCTACTGAATAGGACATTCCGTGCGACTGCTCGCTCTCGCCTCAATGCTGGCGCTCTTTATCTTCCAGATGGTCTTTCGGTTGCGGCGCAAGCGGATCCAGACTACCCCTACGATTCTGAAGATGGTATCGGCGCAGGGTTTACTGCTGAAGAAGCAGAAGACGAGTTCGAAGAACAACTAATGGATGCGATGACAACTCCGATTCGTGACGAAGAGTCCGCATCAGCAGTTGTTCCTCTTATCATCCGTGGTCCTGCAGAACTTGGCGACAAGATTAAGCAATTTAAGTTTGAGCGTTCATTCGACCCAGCACTTGCCGAGCGTTCTGATCGCGTATTAGAGCGCATCTTGCAGGGACTAG